GCCGGGCCAGCTTCACCCTGCGGCCCCGCTGGCCCTTGCTTACCTGCCGGGCCAGTGTTACCACGCGGAATAGTAAAGTTTAATACTACGTTTGTTTCATCGCCGCTATTTGTAACGCTTGCATTTGTACCGGGTTCGCCTGTGGTAGTTTCACCAACGTTTACGCTTACTGTGCTACCGCTCGGCGGGTCAATCCATTCTGTAACACCATTTGTATTAGATTTTTTAGCTAGAATTTGGCCAGTTGTACCGCCGTTCGCTACACCATAAATGCTATTATATAATAAATCAATCCTGTTATCATCAGTAATTTGGCATCTATTAGAGCTTACTGAGTGCGCTGTAGCGTTGAGAGTTACACCGCTAATGCCGTACAAAATGTTCTCTGCAAGTGCATATATACTATATAATCTATATGTAACTTCATTATAAACATAAATTAAAGTACCGCTATTGAATTGTTTTATTAAATCCGACTTATTGAATGGCTGGCCGTATTTAACTATTATATATTGCAATTTCCATTCCGTATCAAAACTTTCATCAGATTTCTTAACAAGCACCTGTCCAGCCGTGCCGCCATCAGCAATGCAACCCTCTTTAGTACCTGTCAACACGATAATATTTGTCTGAGCCGTCCATTTAATTAAATACAATTCAATAGATTGTTTAGAACCGCTAACCGTTCCCGCGCTTGCAAGAATTTCCGCATTGCTTGAAGAATACGGAATATAGTAACGGCCCGGAACGTTTTCCAGTTTAATCATTACAGCTTTATTTGCTTGAATGTCTGCCAATGCTTTAGTAAATGCAGTATCTGGAATATATTCACCCTGTACCGTTGTACTTGCTGTTGCTGTAATAATTACTAAATTCTCCGGGCCGGGTGCACCTGCTGGCCCTGCTGGGCCTTGCAAACTACCCACGCTAACCCATGCATTTTTATCGGTATCCCACAAATAAATAACACTACTGTCCGCGCTTCCTACGGCGTAAGCGTCGCCCTCGGTTCCTGTTGGGTGTTCCGCTTCAAGTTCGGGCAATGTGTCATATCTGCCCAATACTTTAAAACTTGTACCATCTGCACCCGGGTCACCTTTAGGCCCTGCTGGCCCTTGCTCACCCGCTGGCCCTCGCTCACCCGCTGGCCCTCGCTCACCCGCTGACCCTCGCTCACCTGCTGGCCCTCGCTCACCTGCTGGCCCTCGCTCACCTGCTGGCCCTCGCTCACCTGTGGGCCCGCGCTCACCTGCCGGGCCTGCTGGGCCAGCAGGGCCAGTCTTGCCGATATTCGGAATTTTAAAATCAAAATTCAAATTGTCAACGTCGCCACTTACGTTTACAACCGCTTCACCCTCATCAATGGTTTCTGTGGTCGTATTGATTTTAACGAATCCGAAAAGGTTTTTCAACCTGCACCCAATAGCGTTTAGAATTTCCAAAATAGTAAGTTTTTCGCTGTTTACATTATTAGGGCAATTGTTTTCACACGGTGAATCAAACACACTATAAATATCCGGCTTAATATCTTTGCATGTCAAATTCATTAGATAATCAGCAATATTGCGAATAAACATTTATTTCACCTCTCATTTTCTGCCAACGCCGCCACCACGAGACTTACCGCCGCCCGTGCTGTAACTCTGACCACTGAACTGTACATAGTAACTAGCACCGATTTTGTCAAATATGTGTCCCAAACAAGCGTTTAGTGCGTTTAGCATAGATTCGGAATAATAGAATTCGTTACACGTGGTATACAATCCGGAACCTGTAACTGTTCCTGCACTTTCGGTTAAACTATAATGTCCATTAGGCACATTAATTCTAACGCCAGTGCCGCCAGCACTGATATAAGATTGAATAGTAACAGCACCCTCACTGCCATCAATTAAAAACGTCTTTAGTCCATAATTGTAAGTTCTAACGCCATTATACTGGAAAGTTGCCTGTACATCATCAGTACCGCCGCCGCCGCCACCATTATGGCAAATAACAGCGTGTCCATGGAAAATGTCAAAACGTTCACCAGCGATATTGAACTGCAAAGTTTGGTTGTTGTCATATACTGCAACGCCACCGCCGACAATTACCCTAGCTTTTTTAGAGGTATCGTACGTAGTAACATCACTTCCCACATACACCCTACGAATATTAGAAACATCATAAGTATTTAAATAGCCTTTAGAAAGTATAAGCCTTGCAGTGTTTTCCCCTTCTGTTTTAACTGTAATTTTGTCGTAACATTCAACGGAATTAACAAAATTATTATACCCTGTGATTCTATATCGTGGGTCTTGTCCACCAACAAAAGATACTGTATCTCTGCCATTGTATTTATAAACGCTATAATAATTTGCTTCGGCATCGTATCCCATCTCATGCACAACAATATTCTGGTCGTTATAAACGCGGATACCGCCATTGTTTTGTATAATTGTGTTAATAATATCGTTTGACCGCCAATAGGCCCACGCATCAAAATAAACGCCTGACTTAAAGAACCAGTTATTATTAGTTTGGAATTTTCCGCTCATTAACCAGGTACTGTTAGTATCACTGTTAAGAATTCTTTTATACGAAAATCCGCGATAAGTGCCAGTACTACCGTATTCATAATCTCTAAACCATATACCGCCATAATTGTTGTTAACCTTGTAAATGTTAATTGATGCGGAAGAACTGCTCGACAAAATAGAGAAAGCACGCTTTTTATCGTCATTTTCCCAATAAAAGCCGCCGTTTCCTGTAACGTCTACTCTCTTAGCAGTGGTATCGGGTTCAATTCTAAAGACAACGCCGTTACCAAAATCAAATTTTAATGCACCGCTCATGGTGTCGCCAGATTTTAACACAAAATTATCTTTGACCCACTGTTGCGTTACGTCGCCAGTGCCGCCACCGCCACCGCTAATTTCAGCTAGTTCAAACTTTGTAATAATGTCGATGGGATACCATGCGCCAGCGTTTCTATATTCCTGTAATATTATTGCGTTGTTGGTCAGCTGTACTCGATAATCACGGTCGAACGAAAAATAATAGGTAATTGAATTATCTAGCGTATATGTGTTAGCGAATCCCTCATATACGCCGCCATCTTCAAAAGTGACTTTTATTTCTTTTGCCATAATCAACACCAAATTCCCATAAACAAATCTTCACAATCATTATAAATATTATCTAAAATGTTACGCTGTGCTTCATAGTACATTCTTAGCATTTCGGATTTGTTGCCCCGCGTATTATTTGCGGTGCGCTTTTCCGTTTCGTTGCCTTCACTGGTTTCGGCGCGGGTTGCACTGCTTTTTCCACTATTTGTACCCGTGGTTTCGTCAGTGCCGTTTACCGTGCTGTTGCTTTCTGTGTGGCCCTTGCCAGCGCTTGACATATACGAATTATCATTGAAATTCGTTAAATCACCTTGCGGCAAATCGCTCTGCTGGTTATTATCATCAGCGCTACTCTGTGTCGTGCTTGTGGTTGTGCCTTTAGTAGTGCTGTTACCGCTACTTTCGGTCGTGTCTGTACCGTTAGTCGTTCCCGTTCTTTGTCTGGTAATACTTTCGTCGATAATCTCATTATAGAACGGGTCATAGTCTTTTGCATTAACTAGCAACAGTTTATTATAATACGGCATGATGGTGTTTAGTTTATCCTCTAGCCGCAGCATAAAATAGTCAACCGTTTCAAGACCAATTTCACGCATATAGAAATGCCGCAAAAAATTCTGTTCAAATTCTGCCCGTTTTGTTTCGTCGTAAAATGGAAAATTAAAATTGAAGAATAACGGTGCGGCTTCGGTAATAACTTCACTAATGGGCGTTGTTTTGCCCGTCAACATTTCACAAATTGTTCTTGTCGTCGTCGTAAAGTTCGCCATCTGTCAGACCCCCATTTTCCATAATTTGAGAAAGTTGCAAATCACTACGGAACTTAACATCGATATTAGTGCCGTAAATTTTATTAAACTCTTTGCAAAATTGTTTGCGGCTTGCCAACGGGCTTTGCCGCATACTTTCAGTTTCGCCCATGTTTGCGGTCAATTCTTCCGTCACTTGTCGTTCTGCTTTTTCACTTGTGTTCGCTTCAATGCCTAAATAGGTAAGGGCTTCTTGATAGACTTGCCTTTTCAAGGTCTGCATTTTATCAGCAACAAACGGCGGCTTCAAGTCCATAACGTTGATAGGCTTCTCACCGTTCAGCCCGTAAAACTTTGTTGTAATAATTGCCGGTTCAAAGTTATCTACCTGTTTAAACATATTAGCGACGGTCAAGCGCTGGTTTTCACCACAACTAATAATGTATGGTGTTTTCTGTACATTGATATTAACATCAATTGTACGGTCGATTTTTGTAAGTTTCCGGGCAAAATATAGCACGGCGGGCAGGTCTGGACAACGGCTGTAATTTGCATACAATAAAGCCGCATCTGCCTTTGTCGGTTCTTCCCCTAATGTAATTGTATACGGGGTCAAATTCTGGGCCATGTAACCGTTATACCCATATGCGTTTACTTTAGCAGGATAGCCGAAAATATCCAATACACTGTTATTAGTGCAAGGCATAATCAAAAAGCTATTTAGTGCCGTATCTTTATAACCTACCATAAACCCGTTAAAGAAAAGCACCTGTTCAATAAACTTTTCGTTGCAAGTCTCTGGCAAATTCAACCACTCGAAACGACTAATTGCGATATTGTACAAGCGGTTAAACCATGTGCTATAAGTAACATTCGTAAAATATTTTGCGTTTTCAATCCACGGTGGTCTTTGCATTTTTAACACCTCTTTTAAAGACTATTGTTTAAGCTATAATTACCAACATCGTTTGTATGCCAGAATGTAACACCATTATTTAGCATTGCTTTCAATGCCGTTTCGGCATATTCCGGGATATTGCCGCTAACCTGTGCGCCAATTGTCTTTACATAGTTCCACGACGGCCGCCCGGTAATATTCGGGGCTTTAATTCTGCAAACCTTGTACCCAAACGCGGTAAAGTATTCATCGATGATTTGTGCATACTCGGGTAAAATCTGCTTTGAAACAATACGAATAATTAACTGTGTATCGTATGCAAGCTGTGCGACGCTTTGTGTACCTGCTACTGTTTGCGAATTTAAAGAGTGCGTGCGCAAATCCATAATATCTTGACCAATTGCAACGCCAGCGGAAATAGCTTCATCTGCATTGCCTGTTGCAATATTTGCGCCAATGTTTACAACCTGTCCGATTAAACCAACGGCCAATTGCGGCCCATATTGTACAAGGTAATTCTGAAACGCATTTGCGCCAAAACTTGCTGTTGGGTATGCGCCAGTAGGTACAGAATTTTCAAGTGCAAAAGCGTTTGTAGCACTACTTTCTTTCTGATACCCAACGGGGAAAACATAACTGCTACCACCCGCATACTTTGGCTTTTTAAGGGCAAAAGTGGCGACGCCATCAGCAAACCATTCATAACGGTAAGGCGTTTCGCTACCTGCTAAAACAAGCGTACTATAATTATATGGGTAACATAATAGTTTGTTATTTTTAGGTGTATAATCGCCAAACGCCGTTGGCCTTGCAATGGTATAATTCGCGCTACTGCTTGCGCTAGTCGAATCAGTAAGGGCAAACATAGAAATCAAACTTTCTAGCTTACCTTTCCGCGTGTACAAGTCTACAAGTCTACTTGCTTGCGCTCTGCTGGTAAGCGGGATTTTATAATAGCCGCTTACCTCATTATCGGTTGCACCGGGTTCAATCGGTGCAAAACCAGCTTGCGTTATTTCGTCGAATACTTGCGTTGCGTACATGTACCATTTATGAGGAATATAATTGTTACTGCTTGCCACGTTTACAGGGTCACCCATTACGACGTTTTCGGGTACAGTGTTAGCACCGATTGTATCATCGTTTACATGTTCCCGTTCAACGTAGGACGGATTAACAGTGGTATCATAAAACCACGTTTGAAAAATGTCATACTCAAAACTAATCAAGCATGTATTATCAGCTAAATAAACTACATCAGTAATAAACCCATAAAACCACTTATTAGAATAACCTGTATTCTTCCACGCAATATAGTTACAGTCGCGGTACTGGTCGGCCATGCCATCAACGCGGATTTGCTTTGATTTGCTAATATAACTGTATTGTGTTTTAGTGTAGGCGGCTTTACTTATAATATATGTATTCGCCGCGTTTGCATTTGCAAACAATCTAACATGCGAATAATCACTATTCCACGGAATACCACGGCAAATATATAAACTTGTGTTTGGAGTCATTAGAACCACCCCTTGTATTTAAATATTTTTCTTTAATGCAAAATTACTGTTTTCATTTAACCCAATAAACAGTTTGAGCATATAATCCGTAATTTCCATGTGTAACGCCTTTCTATATAGAGAATTGCGGGAATTGCACCCGCTTGTACTTTTATTCTCATAAAGGCCCGGTTGCCCGGGCCAGTTATTAGGAAACTGTAATAGCGGCGGTGTCCGTTTTCTTCGGGTCAAATACGCTAGTTGCAGTAACGGTATATTCGCCGCTTGCGTTTGCACCAAATGCGATAAAGCCGGTGTTTTCGTCAATGGTTACGTTAGTAGTCGGCGAAATAGAGAATTTAGCACCCTTGTTTGCAAAGTCAGTGCCGCTAACCGTGGCCACGGCGGCAAGTCTATCCTGGGGTTTTGCCGTGCTTGCTACATTGACGGTAACGGTGGTAATAGTCGGGGTCATGGTAGTAAAGCCAACAATAGGCGCGAACGGCGACGCGGAATAAATGCGCCAAACGTGATTGAATTCGTTCCAGTACAGCAACGCGGCATTGTACTGTTCCGTAAACTGGTTCAGTACGTCGTACACTTGGAACCAATCACGGCTCATAACCACAATACCAACAGTATTAAGTGCGGTCAAATCACCCTCGCTAGGTCTCTTGTACGTGGGGTCTTTTGCAAGCAATTCATCAAGGCGGGCCAGTTCACCATCATTAAAGCCGAACGAATCAACCAACACGCGCTGGCCCATGAACTGTACCTTGTCCATGTTAAAGGCACTTGCCAAAACATCCACGTCGATACTAGCCTCATAGTCAGCAGTCATAACAACGAAAATATCAGACGGAGACGGGATAAATGTATTCACGCCAGCAATATTATATTCCTTGCTCATGAACTGCAATTTACCAGTAATGGCCTTAACCTTTTTGACTGCCGCTTTGCCGCTTGCTTCATCATCGACCGGTTCAATAGTTGCCATTTTCACATTGCCGGGAATGAGACTCTGTGCAATGATGTATTTCATCATGATATATTCGTCATAAGCCTCGCCAGAATACAAGCTATTGACAATACGAGCGATAAGGTCAGTAACGCCATCAAGGGAAAGGAACGCCTGACGCAAATTCTGTTCACTAACAGTTGCTTTATAGTACGTCTGCATGTTCAGTGCATGGAACGCGGTTTTAATATCGGGGTTTTCGCGTTTAAATGCCTGTTCTGTTTCGTTCGTGCTATTCCAGTCATAGGCATTAGCTTTTGCAATATCAACGAAAATTTCCTCAATAGTTTCGCCGTATTCCAGCAGGCCCTTTTTAGCAAACGCCAGCGGGTTAGAGTACAGCTTGCTAGTGACGACCACACGGGCAATACGGTTAATCAGTGCGGAAACAAACTCATTCATGCGGGGCTGAAATGCAAGAATCTGTTCACCCACAGCACGGATACTTTCGGTCGTGGCCTGTGCCTGGGGGACTGCCTGGTAATATTCTGCACTTGCATTATCACGGATAGCATTAAGGATACCAACGCTGTTAGCGTTAAGCTGGGATACAGTAGGTTTAATAGGCATAATATAACACTCCTTTTATTTAAATAAAGAATCAAAAGTTACACGTTCGGGCGGCTTATTTTCGGGCGGTTTTGTCGGGTCTGGCTGGCCGGGGACTGCACCTAAAAAGCGTTCAACGTATTGTTTGCGCAGTGCACTTTCATTTTCAACGGCGGCAAGACGGGCCGCTTCTCGGTTGTTACTTTCTGTAATAATTGCGTCGTTTTCGTCTAGCAAACGCGCGGCAAGCTGGCCTTGTGTTTCCGCGTCTGCACCTGCATATTCTGTCAAGACTGCTTGCATTTCTTCACGGGTCATTTTTCGTTCACCTCGCTTTTAATCTGTAATTCATTCGCAAGTGCAACAAATTTTTCTTTATCTCCTGCGCTAATATTATCAACGGTAAAGCTATAAAGTTTCGCCGCGCTTGCCTGTTTCTTGTAGCCGTTCAGTCCTGCACGTTTAATAATATCGGGGTAGTCTCGGCGCATGTAGTTTTGGTCACATGCGCTACTATAAACTCCGTCAACGTGAACGGGTGCAAGATAATTAGTACCGCCGCCATACTGCCAAATGCCCCAATCCTTTACATACTGTGGGCCATTCTTGTTATAGCGTGCAACCCATTTGTCATAAGCTTTTAGCATGTTTACATCAAGCCTAGATTTAAAGCCGCTAATGTCACTTGCGTAAATCATTGCATAATAACCAGCGTTTTCAAGGTACTTGCAAAATTCAATTGCGTTTTTGCTTGTTTCCGTTCTGTATCCGTCGGGGCTTAGCTCAATATCGCACGCAATAGGCAGGTCAAACTTTTTGCCCTTAATGAGCCCCAAAAAGTACGCCGCTTCTTTTGCACCTCGGCCCGCTTGGTGAAACAAACCAGACGTATAAAAGTAAGTGCCCACGTGCATGCCAGCGCTTACGGCATCAGCATAGAACCGCTCAAAACATTCGTCGGGGTACAAGTAACCGTTTTTATTACCAAAACCCGCGCGAATCATCACGCCAGTGAATCCTGCTTTCTTAACTTTTGCAAAATCTATTCGGCCTTGCCATTTGCTAACATCAATGATTTTTTCCATATCTATCATCCTTTACTTGCTTTACCTTTTCAAATACATCAGATAGAGGTCCAATTAAATCGGGGTTAATTTCACCGATATTTTCAACAATGCTCGACAATTCCATTACAATGATATACAATGTAATGAAACTAATAAAAGGAAAATCAATCGCAACACCAATCATCGGTAAACCCAACTGCAAATAGAACATAACGGCAACGGCGGCAATCTCTGCAAGTTTATGATAAAGACCCTGCCGCATTACCTCGCTTTTGTACTCATGCTTGTAACATGCTTTAATAATGCCTGTCAGATAATCAGCAATAATTGCAAGCATGATTAAAGTTAACTGCGCTACTTTGATATTCATTTTAACCACCTCTTTACTTTACTATACATTATAGAATTATAATTGTCAATACATTTAGCCGTGAATTTTAAATGTTGTGTCCATCAAAACAGTTCCGCCCGGGACAACCTTTGTTGTTAATTTTCCGTCAAATATTGCACCGTATTCAAACGAATCAATTGTGACTTTCTGTTTTACGCTTTTTGTCATTCCTGCACCTGTAACTGTCCAGTCGTTTAAAATGAACGTGTCACCGCGTCCTGTTATCATTTCTTCCATGTATAGCTTTGGACGTAGATATTTTGCTTGCGTGAATGTGTTTTCGTGTTTAAATGCTCCTAGTCTATAATCGTCAACGTCAAGCCCCGGCACGTCATAATCACCCAAAACATGCAAGCTATCTGTATCCGCATACATAAAACGCTCATAGCATGATTGTGCGGCTCTGATAGTAACGTCACGTGCATAGGCGGTACAGAAACAACCAACGGGAATATAAACGGGTTCACGGTTTTCAATCTCGCCCGGTAAATATGCAAGTCTGTTGTCTTTTAACGTGGGCCAACGACTTGCACATATAGGGTTAGTTGCCATCTTACCATAAAAGCTATTGAGCATTAGTTTAGCTAGTTGATACCGTGCATAATTCTTATCTTGCTTTGCTTGCTGTTTCTGTTTGTAAAAGTAATCTATGTAAGTGTCAAATAGCTTTTCACCTGCTTTATACATGTAGCCATCAATAGGACGATAATTGTAAACGTCATACTGGTCAAAGAATAAAGCCAAATCAACGCTAGTTAATGTCAGCGGCACACTGTCATTAAGACTTTCTGTAACGTATTCAGTAGGAATATAGCCCGCTGTGTTTTTCATCTGTATAGTCGGTAAGTGGTCTGGTTTTAGTTTGAAATCACAATAAAACCGCTGAAAATATAAAGGGTATTTATCATTCTTTTGATATTCACCAGTAAAATAAACGGGTTCTCCATACGGATAAACGTGCGGTGAATGTAGCGCAAATGGATATAGGCTGTTTACATCATAAACACGCCCCGCGCCAACTAGTTTATTTTTGTATTGTGGGGCAACATAGGTAAATCCGCCTCTGTACGCTTTACGCAAATAAGTGTCATTTTCGGGAATGGGAAAAGTTTTCCTAAAGCCCTTTTTACCGCCCATGCACTTTTCAACATAAAAATTAAAAGCGTTACTACCTGCTGTTATTTTCTTGTAGCCGTCGTCGAATGTGGATTTTAAAGCTATTGCAACAATTAGTGCATCATTTGTAATATAGTCTTTTTCTTCTTTGGTCAATTCGTGGCCCGGTTCTCGGTATGCTTTATAATCAATGTGCAGTTTTTGTACTGGTAATTTCCAGCCCTTTGCAATTGCATCAACACTATATGGTAATATTTTTAAACTGTCGATTATTTCACATTTTGACTTTGGGCCAAAACATAAACACATTGTATAATAAAAGCCCTTATCACTAATTAGCGTGTTAAATTCGCATGTTTGTAATTCTTTCTTTTCTTTGTTTAACGTCCATCCATTTTTTAATAGATAATCTAGAATAAATGTGCCGTCAAACTTTAAGTTGTGAAAATAGCATTTTCTATTATCCCCCCATAAAAAGTCAATAAATGTACTAATGCTGTTTCCGTATACGCGCTTTGTATTATCATATATGTTTATAGCGACCCATGCCCAAACGCGGCAGTCCTCCGGGTCTGTTGTCGTTTCAAAATCGCACGACCATATATTACTTGTACGCATGGTTTAAATCTCATCGGGTAAATTATCATCGTATATAATCATTTGTAACGCATTTGCAATTGCATTGACTTTTGCTTGTGCGCTAATGCCGGGGTCATATAGATAGTCAAGGTCAAATATTGACGGATAATCTTCAATCAGCTTTGCCCATTCTTCATTGCTTAACTTTGCCAACGCATCATAAACAAACGGGCCATTTGAAACACTAAAGCAACCAACCTTTACAAATGCCGCTAAATAATGGTCAAGCCGCAAAATAGGCGCTTCCGCTTGCCCATACTTTTTATAGTAGCGCTGTTCCCGTTCATATCTGGTTTGTACTTTTCCCAAAATTTCACGGTTAGGAATATTGCTGATTTTCGTTGGCTTTGCTTTTAATTCTTCAATACCGGGAATAATTTTATTTATTAATTCCTGATTGCTTGCCGTAGTTTTCTGTGCTTCTAGTTTTGCAATTTCTTTTTTGTAACGCTGTCTTGCGGCCCTGTCTAGCCTGCTAATGGTACGCCGTTCACCTTTTGTTGTAACAAATCTAAAGCCCTTAACTTTTGCACTTTCAAAGTCTGCAATTTTCTTGTAATCATTCAACCGTTTAATTTGCTGCCTTAACTGGGCCGTATTTTCGCTTTGTTCTTTTAATTCCTGTACGGTTACTTTTGGCGCTACTGTTTTACCGCCTGATTTTATATAGCGTGTTCGCATCTGGTTATAACGGTTTACGGCAATTGACAATTCTTTTTCAGATAGTTTGCTAAACTTACGCGCCATTATAACACCTCCAATAAAATAAGGGCGGTAAACTTGCCCACATTCAATACAAGTTTACCGCCCTTTCTATTTATATCACATTACGCAATAGTAATGGTCAATACCTGATTCTTGCCGCTGGTAACAAGACCAGGTACAATGGTAATAGGTTTATCCCACGTATCGGGCAAACCGTACATGCTAACAATACGTTTAATGCTATTGTAAGCACCCATTGAACAGCACCCGTAACTCTTGCCATCCTTATCGAAAATAATCATGCGCGGAGACAACTGGGTTTTACCCTCAATGCTCTTGCCGTCCTCGTCCTTTGCTTCAAACTCGACAGGCTCAATGTAAAGGCCCGTCATTTCAATGGGCATATTAATGCACTCACGCAACGACGCGTCAGCGCGATTAGTTGCGTTGAAAATCTTCTTCTTTTCCTCGTCGGTATTCATGGGGAGACTGCAATAGCAACCGCCAAAAATGCTAGATTCCATCATGGTTGCGGGCGTTTCTTTGGGTACAAGATTCTGATTGAACATAATTGTTTCTTCCTTTCTTTACTGCTCAATTTCGGTAATGTTTGCGTACTGATTCACAATTGCATCGGGAATTTCAACGTCGCATTTAGGATAGCTTACGGACTGAATAACACCGTCAACATCAACCTTACTTTTCGGCACTCGGCCAGCAAGTAGAGTAACGTTTTCACTATACATTCCGTTGCCCTGTGATTCCAAAAATTCCACCTTGGTGCAAATTTTCTTGAACTTCATTGTGCTGTTCTCCTTTCGTTTGTATTTAAGGTTTTCTCAACCTCTGTATATATTATAATATAAATAAGGTAGAAAGTCAATAGAATTTTCAAAATTATTTGCTAAAAATTGCAAATTCTGGCAATGTCGTAAAACATATCTTTTATAGCTAAACTTTCATAGAATAGGCAACCTGTGTTATATGCAAATTTTGTTAATTCACCATGATAGCCACGGCAGAACATTTTACCCGTTAATAAATTAGGTTTCATGTTCTCGGTTGTAAATGTATAACTGCATGGGCAATTCGGGTTATACTTTGTACTAACAAATAAACCGCCGCTTTTGAAATTTACCCATACGCCATAAGTCTTACCATCGTAAACAAACGTATAAATTAAATCACCTTTAGGAAAGTCTTTCACAACAAAGTCAAAATTATCTAGTAAAAAATCATTTTCAAAAGCATGCTTTGCATATGCGCTGTTAGCCATAATTTGCCCAAATTCTGTTGACTTTGCCTGTGCAGTAAATTCCGCATCATTAATATGCAATGCGTAAATGTTTTTATTTTTAAATTCACCTTTACTATTTAACTGTACATGGAAAAAATTATAGTAAGGGTTGCTACTTGCAAAAGAGTTGCCTATAAAAATTACTGGTACACGTTTTCTATTTGGGTCAGATGGACGCGCCAGCGTATCATATAGGCGGGCAAATTCCTCAGGTTCATTTTTCAAATATCGCTTGCCCTTGCGCGGGTCAAGAAAGATTTCTTCAAAAATCATAAACCGCAAATTTGGCAAGTTCACGCCCTGTATACCTGCATCTGTTGACAGGCTGAAAAAATGGCAAATAGGTTTAAACCCGTCGTCTGTTTCAATTCCCGCCATATTAGAACGGTATTTTATATCTAGATTATAATTAAACTTTGTGTTAATATCGTCAAAATACTTTTTATAGGCTTTTTGCGTTTCTGTTTTAGTGCGGCGAATAACGCAAAATTCAGAAACGTTATCTTTTAAAAATAGGTTCAAGCCATAATTGCGACAACCAGTAGTTTTGCCGTCGCCCTTTGGGCCTGTTACAAAATTAAATAACCTTTGCTTATTTAATATGTCTGTTGGGTCAAACCATGCCACTGTAAATCACCCATTTCATTATAAAACAAATAGAGGAACACGCAACAACTAAACGGGAGTAACTACCTCATGCGCAATAGCTCTAATTAAAGAGTAGTTTCTATTAACGCGCGGTTCATTTGCTGTCGTGCCCTCTACACTTTTATTATAACTCTTTATTTGCTATTGTCAATAAAAGTATGCCCATTTTCTTCTACTTTAATATAGATAGCGTAACTAATGATATAATAACGCAAGTCAATAGCACTAATATAGCGGTATACTTCACATTTAGCACTAAATACTTTTGTTTCTTCATGCTCATTTGGGTATGAACCGCGCTCTCTATATTTAATAGTCAAAATATACATTATAGTTTATACCTCTGTACTATTTGGCCATAACTTAAACCTAATGCGGTTGCTTTACGGTTAATTTCTTCAATGCTTGTTTCGGAATGTGGTTTCTTTGTAGAATTGTGTAAAAAATCTCTGCAATAATCGCAATATAATTGATTGGTTTTCAATGCTTCAAAAGGTAAACCGCATAGTCTGCAATGCTTAACCATGACAAAACCCCCAGCAAATAATATAAACTGATAGAAAAATTACTGTAACATAAAGTGCAAAAGCGTTGCATTGTAGGAAATCTTTAATATTGTCGCTAATAAGTATAGAGACAATTTCATAAACGATAATGCCAATAATTAGTAGTAGCAATGTAATGCACCATCCTTTATACACATGAACGTTACTGTCTTGCGACCATAATAGTTAATATTTTTCTGTTCCATTAGTTTAGGGATATTGTCTCTTGTTGATACTGCATACAACCTGTTGAAACGGCTTAACAAGTGCCATACATTATAGATGCTCATTTTTCAATTCTCCGTTACTTTTATACATTTCACATTTAATATAAGATAGTTGCATCAAGCATTTACATAATTTAATATGCGGACAACCTTTACAGCTTTTGTAAAGCGGGCCTGTTTCGTCATATGGGCATTTTGTAAAATGCCAATCGTCAATTAATATTTCAATTTCTTGTACTAATTCTACCATTTCAAGTCTTTGATGTTTTTCATTTGTTAACCACCTTTGCAAGTTCTTCAATTTTTGCACAAAGTTCGTTATATTTACATACTTTACAAAGTTCATTATCAGAACATTTAGCCGTGCGCCATGTATCAATTAAAAATTTGACCAAAGCTATTATACTTTGCATTGTCGGTAAATCTTTGTTATTCATATATAACCTCACATTTCACAAAACATTTATAAATAATATTTAGGCACCCTGCTATATCATGCACTATATAGCCGCCCATTTGCCAGCAATAATTATTTTCATCAAGTATCAACAATTGTTTTAAACGTGCTATATTTTCTACCCTGATTCGCACAACTTTATTAAAGCCGTTATTGCCTAAATTCAATTAGCTTAATTTCTCTTGATTCATCAAACACAATTATTTTACCTCTTGAATATAATGCAAAATGTAACCCGCTTCAATTCTATCAATTAGGCAATGCAAAATTTCTGGTTCATACAATTTAACAACAAACCTTTCATTTTGTTTAATAAAGAATAATGCGTATTGCGTCATTTTGTATCAATCCTTTCTGTTGTTTCCCTAACTTTCTTTAACTGTCCCCATTGTACCACAACGCGGGGCAAATGTCAAGTAGTATTTGCAAATAAAGTTGAGGAAAGTTTATGGTACGATAA